ATAACGGGCGGGCAATCCCTCATTGTGATTGAAAACCATTGCTACATTATAACCTTGCGCAATGGCTTGTTTTACTTCGCTGTTGTTTTTCTCAGACTTTGAAAAAGTCAAATGATAGTTTGACGGTTTGTTTTGAAACCGTTTTAAAACTTTTGTGTAATCGTAAAATTGGATGCTAGGAAACTCTCGGATTATGTCATTCCAATTTAAATCTGAAGTACTATTTAGCCTTACAACCGGGAGTAAACCCTTTTTGTGCGCCTGTTTCTCTACTAGGCGCAAATCTTCCCGCAAGTCATTTAAAAAACCCTCCCGGTTTATAAAATAGTACCGGGTTTTTCGTAACCGTGACTCTTGCACATTGGAAAAAACCGCCCTCCCTGCCGTGTTCAAACAAGCTTCACGGCATCCCGGCGAAGCTTTTGGGCAAGTATTATAACCGCTTAGGTCTGAGGGGGAAAGGGAAAGAATAAAATTCAGGTATCCTTGCCCTTCACCTTTGGCGATTTTATAGTTTGTTTTTCCGCTTGTAAGTAATTTCATCTTGCCTCCTTTTATTTATGGCTACAGTCTTCACAAATTTTTCCTGTTGTTAAAAACCCTAGATTGCCACAAGACAGGCACTCTTCCCCAATTTGACAAGGACAACCGCACTCTTTTATTCTGCAATGTCTATGCTCTCCTGCATAACATGGCGCACACAGTATATTATAAGTTTTCATTTTAAAAACCCCTTTCACGCAGTAACTTTAAACAAAATTCAACTTGATTGTCAAGAAAATTATTTGTCTTTTGAAAAAATTTTATTTGATCGATCACCTCAATGTTGATAATCTCCCCGAAAGTACCGCCTAGCTTCCCCGCCTGATAGTGGGAAACAATGGTTTCTTCTGGTAGGGTAAAGCCTTGCCCGGTTTGTATAGGAACACTATCATGCCATGCCCGAAACGCATAATTGACAAGAGGGTTTCCGTAGATGGTCTTCTCACTACCTCCCGACCATACGGGAATGATCTTGCCCTTGCAAGCTTTCAATGCTTCAAAGTCAATCTGATAATCAACCACTTTGAAACGAGGCGCAAGGGATAGGATTTTCTTATTGAGCGCATGACTTAGCATTTTACCCCCCCGCTAATCTAATGTATAGAGTCATTCCATAAGCGAATAATCCTATACAGGTTTCAATGGCAATGAAAATAAACAGGCCCGGCACGAAATCCGTTTTGAGCCAATAAATAAAGGGTTTCATCGCTATTTACCTTTCATTTTCAGGTAGTCGCTATAAAAAGACTCTATCTTGGTATAGGTTGCTTTCCTCATACTCCCTCTTGAAAAATCCTGCCTTGCTTCAACCATGATACGCTTTACAAAATCTTTGCGCCGGGAAAGTCTTAATTTCCCCTCCTCGTCGATATACGAATCAAACCCCATGGCTACAAGGTTTTGAATTGTTTCTTGGTTCTTTTCTTCTGTGCTCTTCGCTTCAAAGTGACTTAGAACTTTGCTCTTAGTGTTTCTCATTTTAACCCCCTTGTTTAGTTTTAAAAATAGATGTCATTCATCATTTCATAGCCATAGTAAATCAGGCCAAAGGAACCGCTTAGGCAATCTTCACTAATTGCCGATTTGTATTTATCCTCTCGTCCATCGGGAAAGGTGACAACTACATTTATTAAAACCGGCTTGTCTTCCCATGGTTTAATTTGATACATTTTTAACCCCTTGGTTAATTGTTCAATGATTCCCCTTGATTCAGTCCGCATGATTGCGGGCTAGATGACTGTATTAAGAAGCAATTCCCATGCCAAAATACAAGGTGTTGATTTTCTTGAAAACACGATCAAAGCACGATTGACAATAAACAAATTTTGTCACACTTTGTGGTAAAAATTTGTCGCTTTGTGTTAAACCTTTCTTCGCAGGCTAAACTCATTTAATTCCTTCTTCATTCCTAGGATCATGTCATAAGCAAAACGAGGAGACATTTTACGCACGCTCTCTAATCGCTCAAGAATTGATTGCCAGTCAATCTTTAACTGTGTGTTGAAGTCTAGCCTTTCTGGTGGTTTTGCGTTTAATATCAGTTGTCTATTTTGGCGTTTATATTTTTGTTGAAATGCCCGCATGCACTTAGCGCAATACACTTTGTTTTGTCTTTTATCTGTGTAGCAATCATCCGAAATCTTATGGCCTTTTTTACAAAAACCTTTGCCGTACTCCCATTTAAATACTTCGCTCATTGTGTCTTAGCTCCTTGCGCTGAGGTTTCAACTTGATGTTTATTTTATTATATCAAAAAATGGTTAAAGGTTAAAGGTTTATTTTTAGACCCTAAAAACAGGGGTTTTTTGGCTCTTTTTTTATCAAGTTGCAACCTCTCGAAGCACTGCAAACAGAGCGCGAAGTGCCAAAAGGTTTGAGGTTTAAACTCATTTCAAACTCTTATATATAAATATACACTCTGTTCTAATAGTAGTATAAAGTATCCTTAAACCTCAAACCTTCGTTGACTTCGCCCTTTATCCATGCCCCTTCCGTCGGTTGCAACTTCGATTTTCCCGCCAAAAACCTTTAAACCTGAATAGCTTGGATACTCTGCGCATAGTGAATAGCTTAACTATACTTATTTCGTGGTTACTTGGTGCTGAGTGCCTAGTGCTTAGAGCTTATCGTTGAAAGTTTAACGCTTAGTGCCTATCGCTTAGGGCTTAGCGCAGGGGGGGAGGGGGGAGGGACGGGGCGCGACGATCTAAATAACAGTTCCGGCAAACTACAGACACCCTCAAAATTTCGACCTCGAATTTTTAATAAACCTTTGCGCTTAGAATTTAATAACATAGACCTTATTAAATAGTAGCGTAATTATAATCTTTATGTTATACTAAAGTTACATCAAAGGAGCTACGAGCATGGCAACCAAGTATGCACAATACGAAGTCCATATTCCTGCTTTTGATCACAACGGCTCGCCCACTCTTTCATCGCTCATCGAGACTACGCGCTCCGAGCTAAGTGCTCAATTTGCTCAGGTCTACGGACCCTGTGACTTCGCGCACGATATGAAAGATATGGGTGCGTGTTGGGGATTCTTCGTCTGTGTTGACGTGGATACCAAGGCGCGTCTTACGTTCATGCAGGGATACAGAGTTATCTTGGCTGCGAGGTTTAATGTGCCTGTCATAGACATCTATGTATCCGGGATTGACTTGGTTTAAAAATTATGATAGGATTCAAGAATAACTTCACAAGGAGTAAATAATGCAGCACATCGTTGAGATTCTTTTAACCGTCGCCGCGAGCTTTGCGGTCGGCGTGTTCGTTGGGTCGCGGAACCACAGCAAGATCGAGAACGTGGCTAATGTTGCCGAGGAAGTGAAGAAAGATGTCACAGGCAAATAAACCCACAGCCGTAGAAGAAAAAAGGAAGCCAGTTGTTGCCGTCGATCTTGACGGCACGTTGGCTTACTACGGCGACAAGGAGAAGAAGGATCACTCCATCGGGGCCCCTATACAGTCGATGGTGAACCGGATCAAATACTTCATCAACACGGGCTACGAGGTGGTGATCTTCACGGCGAGGGCTGTCTATCCGAGTTCTGAAGAGAAGATCATGTACTGGCTGGGACAGCACGGGCTCCCCAAGATGCGTATTACGAATATCAAGGACCCGATGATGGTCCTGTTCTTCGATGACCGGGCGGTGCCGGTCGAGCAGAATACGGGTAAGATACTTGGGACTAACTCACATTTCGACAAGCATTATAAACTGAAGGGTTGAACAGTAAGCACCTGTTGTGCTAATCTAAAAGCATCACCCTCCCATGATACAGGTTTTAAACTAACATTTTTCCTGTATCATGTATCGGAAGCCAGCTAACCGATATAAAACAAACTGGCACCTTTTTTTGACAGCCTACCGCCAGTTGTGGTATTATTAAGCATGGCACCTAAGAACGCGATAATCCCTAGCAAGCCCGCACCACCGGCCCTAAACCCGGAGCTACTTAGTGCTTTGTCAACTGTGAGCGAGCTTCCTAAGAACTTAGCCGACTCAGCCAGAGAGACACAGGCGTTATTTTATAATCACTTTTTATTTTTAACAGGACCGTTGTTTCAGCGCAAGCGCAAGGTAATAAGCAAGCAACCTGATGGATACAAAGGGCTCAAGGGTACGCGGGAGGTTGTGACGGAGATTGATGACAGCCCTTCAACTGATTTGGCATTTAAGTATGCCAAGGAAATGATGGAGAAAGACAAGGCAACGCCAAGAGCTCCAATCATTGAAATGAATTTTCACAAAGTAGAGAACATCACAGTTGTGATGCCACAAGAGGATGAGGATGAATTTATTCAGGCGAATTAAAAATTGGTATTGGATGAAAAAACTTAAAGCGGCGGGTTTTGCGCCGATAGGCGGGGGAAGCGGCGGTTTCATTGACATTGGCCGCAGCACATTCTTTGTCAAGATCGTAACCGTCGCTACAGCCGGTACGCCGGTACAGGTGGTGAACACCAGTCAGCCGCTCCCCGGAAGTGGGTGCCGCGCTAATGTTCGGGCCATGTCTGCCAACACCGGCAAGATGAAGCTGGGCCCCTCGGCCGGTTCCATAACAGGCGGAAGCTATTGGGAGCTTAATGCGAGTGAGACAGCGCCCGGACTTTCGTTGTCAGACCTGAATGAAATTTGGGTTGATTCAACTGTTAATGGCGAGAAGGTCTGCGTAATCGTAGAAATTTAATCGGAGAATAAAATGGATCAGCCCAATGATGATAGACAGCACTTTCAGTATTGTGGAACGTGCAGATGTACCAAGCCTCATAAAAGTACCGATACTGGTATGAAATGCGTTGAGTGTCAGGCAAGAGAAGCTGCTGACGTTCCCCATCCGAGGTGGTAATGGAAAAAGATAAGATTGAGAAGCCCGGAGAGTATGAGATTCAGAATGACAGCGTGAACCGCGAACGGAAGAAAGACATACAGCGGTATCACGAATCAAATTTTGGTAAGGATAAGAAACGTGCCTCGCGGAACAAAAGTTGATAAAATGTATCGTGCCTTAAAGCGGCAGGGTTATTCAAAAGGAAGCGCAGCGCGCATCGCCCAAAGCAAAACCGGCAAATCACTTGCAACTGGTAAGAAGCCTAAGCACAAGGGAAAATAAAATGGGAGAGCTGGTTGTCGGGCGAATTACGTTTGAACCACACACAACTTTAGATCGGGCGCAGAGTAAAATTATTCATAAAGACTTTCTTGTAAAATCCATACGATCAAAAAAGAAAAAGGTTAAGAAGTGTGGCCAAGACATTATTCAAAATCGAAGGGACTAACCGGGAGACCGGCGTTGTAACTCGCTATTTTCAAGCGCAGGACAATGCCCAAAATAAGTTTTTTAACAGGGTATTCAATCATGCTCCCCGTGATCATAATAGTTATTGGCTTATTGGTGGAGCCATTGGTGGCGGTAAAACCAAGTGTCTTGTGGCTTTGGTTATTGGATATGCTTCGCGCTACCCCGGCTCACGTATTTACGTCACACGAAAAGACGCAACAGATTTAAAAGACACTACCTACAAAGACTTCATTTCACTTTGCCCCCCTTCTATGATACGCTCTCCCAAAACCGCGCTGGCTGATCTTGCCGATATGTGCAAGGATGTGACATTCACAAACGGCAGTCTGATTATGTTTCGTGAATTGAAGGACCTGTCCGGGAAGTTTGGGCTGGAAGTCAACATGGTGGTCATTGATGAGTGTGGAGAAGTTGACTACGATATTTATATGGCGATGGATACGCGGTTGCGGCCTTTTCCAAACAGTCCCAAGGACGCACCGTTCCTGATGGTCCTTACGGCTAACCCCACACCGGCATGGCCAAAGTCTGTTTTTATAGATGACAACAAGCCGCATCACAATTATATTCATTTGTCACCATCAGATAATGTTGATCTTTTAAAACAACGGCCAAATTATATTAAAGATTTGATGGAGAAGTTTCCGCGCAGTTGGGTGGAGCGATATCTTAAAGGTAGTTGGGATATTGTTATTGAAGGAGCCGTTTTTAAAGAGTGGGACTCGGCCCTGCATGTCGTGGAGCCATTTAACATTCCTTCCCACTGGATTCGCGTATTTGCGCTGGACCCACACATGGCAAAACCAATGTGCGGATTATGGTATGCACAATCACCGGATGGTGATGAGGGTTATATTTATGATGAGCTCCAAAGCACACCTGAAGACTCATTTCAAGATTTTTTACTTGCTATGTTGGCTCGCGAGCGTGAACACAGTAAGGGAGCAACGATATATCGTGTCCTTGATTATAGTCTATCGACTGTCCTGCACAAAAAAGGGAATGGTAAATCGTTACGTGACATTATTAATCGTATGGGTCTTGGCTTTTCTAATGCAAATAAAAAATCCAAATGGGATAACATCTTGCTCGTCAAGGACCGGCTTAAGAATGAAAAAACATCTTTACCACTTTTGTATTTCTTCTCCAACTGTAAAACAACTATTAAGCAGATGAAGAATTATCGCTTTACTGATAATGATGGGACCAAAGATTTTAAAGAAAAAATTCTTAAAGTAGACGATGATTTTGTAGACTGCACTCAATATGTAATGGCTATGCGGCCATGGTTGTTTCAAAATCGAAACCATGATACAATAGAGGGAGTAACATATATTGGTAATCATTATGCCGCGCCGGACGATTCAGAAATTGAATCAAAACTAAAAGGAGACCGAGGGTGATGGGGATATTATTTGCTTTACTAATGCTGATCTCAACTCCACAGTTTATGGAGTTATCTGATTTGGCCGATGATCCGGCTTCTCATGATGAGCAGATGATCACGACGCAAGGAAGAATTGTAATAAACGGTTGCGCGTTTGGCACAACTAAATTTACCTTATATCCTTTTCGATCAGCAGAAGGTACAGCGGTAGCGGTTTTAGTTGATGTGTCCTGTCAAGTATTTTTTGAGGATTCAAAATTCAGATATACGAGCGCGGTTGTGACCGGCATATATCATGCTGATCACAATGTGATTACGCACGCAACAATAACTTTTAACGGGTTGGTTTTATGAAAGCACCTCAACAACGATATGCACAGTCGGAAAAAGGCAAAGCTAAAAAAGCCGAATATCGTCAGGCTCACCATGAAGAGCTTTTGATGAAAAAGAAAATTTGGTATCAAAAAAATCGCAAAGCTATTTTGGATAAGCAAAGAGATTATAATAAAGAAACATATCAACCGCATCCTAGACTTTATATCTACATAAAAAAACAGGATAAGGATGCTTTGATGTTTAAAGCATTGCTGAGAGCATATGGTCCTGATGCAAAGAAAAATTATATTGAAGCATGGTGCAAACAAGATGGTTGGTGTGCCATTTGTTTAAAGACTTTAAAGTTTCTTGCTCGAACTACACACTATGATCATGACCATATCACAGGAAAATTTCGGGGTCTTTTATGTAACAACTGTAATACAGGTCTAGGTCATTTCAAAGATTCAATTAATAATTGTCAATTTGCCGCTAATTATTTAGCAGGAGGTGTGCCATCTGGTCAGATGAAATTCTCTCAAGTAGTATAAAACAATGGTGGGCAGACCGAAGCACCGACAATAGTGGTGAAATGGAACGTGAACGTAAAGACCTAGAGCTTTATATAGGTAAGCGTCGTAAGGCGACAGAGAATCTGCCTTTTAATAATGCTTCCAATCTTGACATTAGCGGGATGATGGTGCAAGGCCATGTGGAGTCTATTCATTCCCGGATCATGATGACGCTTGAGAAGTCTGATCCGCTCATTCATTTTAATTGCGGAGATAAAGATTCATCCACCGCATCTGAGTTCTATTTCAACAAAAAGATTAATGATGAAGTAGGGATTATGGAAGTGACGGATGAGTGGTTCCGTGAGGCATTAATCGGCGGGGCGAGAAGAGCTAAAGCTAGATGGTGCAAAGAGATTCAGAAAATCACTGAGTCATGGGAGCTTTCCATTCCCCCGGATGCGCCTTCTGAAGGTACGGCAGAACATATCTTCTCGTTTATCAATGAGAAGCTTTCAAAAATTTTTACAAACTTCAATTTGAAAGTCACATCTGAAGGCCGGTGGAAGGTCACATTTGATCGTGATGGAAAAACACAAACAGCAACCCTTACATATAAAATCAAAAAAGATAATGTAAAAGTCACAATTGTATACAATAAAGTGACTTTCAATGGTGTAAAGGTTGAGATCATCAAACCAGAAGATTTCAAAAAATCAAAAGGTCCAATTCAAACCTGTCATGAAGTTATGCACAGATATTTTTTAAACTGGAATGAAGTTAGGACACTGGTTGAAAGTGGTGAATTTACCAACATTGAAATAGATGAAGAGACCAAAAAAAAGTTCTACACTCCGCCTGTGAATGAAAAAAAAGGGGATCGCGCCGCAACTAGTGATACACGCGAAGCAATACAAGTTAATCGTGATGATGTGTCAGGCCATACAGATCGATCCGAAGATAAGTATGAGTTTATTGAAGCCTGTGTGCTTGATGATTTTGAAGGCGATGGAATACTTGAAGATCGGATCATTACAAAATTTAATGGCACACAAAAGATTGTTCGCAATATCAGCCGAAGTGAAGCTGGGTATCGGCATCGGCCATATAGTGAAATCTTGATTCAAAAAATTCCCGGCAAACATTCGGTGGCATTTGGTGTTCCATCCATGATTTTCGATCTTGCTGAAGAAGAGACAGCCATTCATAATCTGGTGATGGACGCATCAACGCTTGCTGCCATTAAATTTTATTTTTATGGCGATGATAATGCGATCAAGAATGAAAGGCGTAAGATAGCGCCCGGAAGCGGCCACTCTATGCCGCTTCCTACTAGCGGTAATCTTCGTGATGCAATTTACATACCGGACTTCAATTCGGATGTAGGGCCATTATTTAATCTGACGGCTCGCTTAGATCAGACTGCACAATCACTCGATGGTGTGAATGAGACGCAGCTCATGAAGAAGCCATCACCCCGTACACTTGGCCAATCACAGATTGCACAAAATGAACTGAACATTCGTTTTGCTCGTATCTTTTCGCGCTGCATTGGGAGTATTGGTACCATGACAGGTCTTGCCGGTCTTCTTGTGATCATTGCTGATCTGTATCGTGAATTTGGGGATGAGTTGGATTTCATCAATAAGACTGGTGGTAAGGCGGTAAAGATCAGCCTCCCGAAGTCCGACGACTTTAGCATCACGCTCAACATTGATGTCAACAAACTCAATGAAGTAAAAGAGCTTCAGAAAGCTCAGTTGGTATTATCAACGATCATGAATCCTAATCTTGCACAGATGAAGATCGTGAGTCCCAAGAATGTGTACAACGCAGCAAAAGATTTGCTTCGTTTATCAGCAATCCTTGACCCGGATGAATACCTTACTGCACCACCTGATGCAAAATCCAAAACTCCGAAAGAAGAGAACTGGTTAATGCTGCAAGGTCTTGATGCACAGGTGAGCCCGGCTGATGATGATCAGCAGCACATAATGGAGCATCAGGTTGTGCTTGATATTGTTTCAAAACAAGGTGCTGAAACTTCCCCAATGGTTGCACAGCGTTTAAAAAAACATATTGATGATCACCAAAAACAAATGCAAGGCAAACAAGCAGCACAGGCACAGCAATCACAAATGGCGCAAGCATTAATTGGCGGTATCGGGCCTGAAGCACCGATGGCTCAAGGAGGTGGTGCCCCAACTCCCGGCCAAGCTGGGGGCCCTTCCGCCGCACCCGGAGGTCCACTCGTATGAGCTTTGATCCTGATAAGTATTTTTTATCATTAGAGGGTTTGTCATCTGCTAGTGAAGTAATAAACACACTTGACTCTGTTGGATGGACTGTTCTTCGTCGTGAGGTTAGGAAGCTGGAAGAGAAGCTTCTTAAAGATGTGTTGACAGGCGGCGCGTCAAAACATGATTATCATGTTGGAAAATATGATGGCGTGAAAGCAGCGTTGATTTTTATTGAGCAGCAGCAAGAAATTGCGCGGCGAACACTTGACGAATCACTTGACAAAAAAGTATAGTCATGGTAAGATAAAACTATCCTATCGAAGCCGGTACGTTACACGGCACTATCGAGTCAATTCCCTTCGTTAAAAGGAGTATCAAATGAGTGTAGAAGCGGCAGCTCTAGCTAATTTAGAGCCTAGTGGTGAAACAGAAGCAGATATTATCAGTCGGCAAACTGAGCCATCTGATAATAACAAACCGACTGAGAACGTAAACCCTCCTGCTGATGATAAACTAAAAGCAGATGTTAAACCCCCGGTTGATGAGCGCGGTGTTCCTCTTACCAACAAGATTGCAGAGTTGGAAAGAAAGCTCGCTAAATCAATTGAGCGAATAGAAGCGCAAGATAATTTTATTGCCGCGATCAAAACATCTACACTCCCGGCGCAAGACCCAGCCAAGTCTGAGCCGAATGCAGAAGATATGCAGTTATTGGCAACGAACCCGACAGAATGGGTTCGGAAAACAGAAGAGCGTATTACAAATGCGGTCCGTACCGATCTGAATCAAAGGGACTCGTTGAAGCAAATCAACAAAGATTTCCCGATGATCAACAAGCAATCGAAGAACTACGATTCGGAGTTTGCTGATGAAGTTGCCGCAGATTGGCAGCAGAGAACACAGCGGTATGGAAAGCCAAATGATTTAAGCCTTCTGTATGACTCAGCAAAGGCCGTTAAATTACGGCGATTGGAAGAGCGCCTCGCTAAAGATGAAGCAAAGAAGATAGCAGCCCCGCTTGGAAATGGCTCTCGTCAGGATGCACCTAAAGTGGTTATGACCGACGAGCTTCGTGCTATTCAGCAAGGTTTAAGATTAAGCGAGGATGATTTTATGTCGATCTATAAAGGAGCCCAATAATGAGCGTACATGAAGATGAATTAAGTTCGGCAGCGTCACGTGATGGTTTCAAGAGAATGTGGATTCGTGAAGATCAGTTATCACGTTTTACGAATCATGGGTTTGAAAAAGTAAAACAGGATTCCAAAAAAGCTCCAATTGTTGAGCTGGATGATCCCTGTGGAAATAACGGGAAGCCCGGAAGAATTTTTCTTGTTGAGGCCCCGGACAAAATTAATGAAAAATTCCAGCGTGATCATAATGGTGGAAAGCTTTTGGAAATGCAGAAACGAGCTCTCGGTATTGGGCTTTCAAAAGAAGAAAAAGCAGAACGGGCTCGCAAGAATCGTATTCGTAGAGAAGCCGACCCGGACCGAGCCATGTCGGGTGAACAGACTGATATGCAGGACATATCAATGAAAATTAAAGGTTAAAAATGCCCGGAGAAATTTCAATCAAACGCTGGACTGATGAGCATGATAAACGATCAGCTCAGTCTAATGCACAGAAGACCGAAGCTAAAGGTTCTGCCCCAAAAGATACAACCTATGCTGGTGCGCGTGGTGGGGGTCCTGAACTTCAGCAATTGAAAGAGCTGGAAAAGTCAGAAGGAAAATAAGAATGAACAAAATGGCAAGTCAGCAGAAACATAAACCTTATGAGCAGCCGGTCATGAATACGACTGAGCATGAGGTGAATGTGGATGGCAATGATATTAATCATGGAAAGCCGGGTAGTGATACCAAGCCTTCCGAATTTGGTAATTTGAAATAAGGAGAGTTTAGATGGCGGCTACATTAACAATTTTACAGCCTGTTCTGCAAGATGATTTTTCAGACAGTAAGCAGATGTGGGATGTTACGGTTGGACAGACTTTTGAGGCCAATGAGTTTGTATCCCTTGTTTCTGGCAAAGCGACTGTGACGGCTTCGGCCGCGACTGGCTCTTCTGGTTTTACCCTTGGTAGGGCGGTTGATCTTCCCTCTGGCAGCCTTAATGCTCGAACTGCTATTGGTCCTGCGTCAGGGTTCAATGGTATTCCTGTTGCTCGGCTTCATGCCGGAATGAGGTTTAAAATGACCTTAACCGGGAAGGCGCTGGCTGCCACTGATCTTGGTGCACAGTATGGGATTCTGCTTACCAGCAACGTACATACCGTTGATGGTACAAACACAACGCAGAAGCTTTTCACAATTGTCGAAATTCCGAACACCCCCGGAATTGGTGACGGCGGTATTGGGGATACAAACGTGAGAGTGGTCGTGGAGTTTATCAACACGGTCGCTGCGCTGATTTAAGGAGATTTTTTAGATGGCAAATACAGTTAGTTTTAGCCGCGACGTATATCCGGCTTTGTCCAAAGTCATATTTGCGGAGCAGAAAAGAGTCGGCACCGTTTATGACAAAATCATGAATGTTCTTCCCACTAATCGGTGGTATGAAGAGCATAACACTGAAGTCGGGTATGGCCTCTTCTCGGTTACTGGTGATGGCGAAAGTTACCATCAGGACGAAATGTATCAGGGCTATTACACCAAAATTCAGCTCTTCAAATACACGAAATACTTCCGTGTGACTGAAGACCTGATGCGGTTTGGAAAATATGTCACGATGGGCGACAGGGCCCGTGACATGGGAGACAAGGCCCGGATCACCAAAGAAACGACTGCGGCTCTGGTTTATAATCAGGGCGGAACGACCAACCTCGCGGATGGCGTGCCTCTGTTCTCTACCTCTCATCCCGGCTATCCCGGATCAGGTGCGACGTTCGCCAACATCCTCTCGACTCAGGCGGCTCTGAGCTACACCTCTTATCAATCGGTCATTACAGCCCTTCGTACACAGGTTGATGAACGTGGAACGCTGATCCAACAGATTCCGAGAAAATTGGTTGTGCACCCTGCATCGGAACTGGTTGCGCGTGAAATTCTGAAATCTGCCGGACGGCCGGATACCGCGAATCGCGCGGATAATCAGTTGAAGGATATGACCCCCGGTGTGGAGTTGATCGTGAACCCGTTCTTGACTTCCACGACTATGTGGTTTGTCATTTGTGATGTGTATTATGTCTATGCTTATGAGCATGGCGGACTCCGCGTGCGGCATGAACATGATCCATTCAACAACGACGAAATGGTTTTCGGATCATATTATCTTTCAACCGGAGCGAGCCACTACCTCGGATTGTACGCGGGTTCGCTGTAAGGAGAATTAAATGGCAGCGGTAAGTTTTGCACGGCCAAATACTATTGGGGCCGGGAGTCCTTCCCGGTTTTCTGGCCCCTTAATTGTCGATAATGACGCGCCGGACGGGTTTATAATGTTTGGCGGCCCCGATCTTGATTCGGATAACAACACGAATATGGCGATTGTTCGCGCGGCGGCGGGTGATTGGAGCAGACAGCGCACGGCAGCGGGTGCTGAAACCTACAATTTCCGTATCGTTTTAACTCAGGCGATTATCGGCAGACTCGGTGTGGTCTATGATCAGACGACCCCCGGCGGTGGTTTGACACAATCCAAAGGATTCAAGATCACCAAATTTGATGTGATTCATCAGGTCACTGTCGCGGCTCTGACCAGTCATACAGTAACCGGGTTCCAGCAGACGGCTTACTCTAACAACGTGGCAACGGCTGTAACCACTGTCTCGGCAGTTACCGGGACCTTGCATACGGCGACACAGGCCAATCCTTATGTTGATACGATTACGGTGACAACGCCGATCTTCTTCAACACTCAGGATGCGTTGGCTACTTTTGAGTGGCAGGCTGTACTACAGAACACAGGCGTTTATTCGATTAAAGGGGTTGTCGCGTACTTCAGCTTTAACTTGAATTAAGGAGAAGCGATGCTCGACACTTTTTTACTCTGCTACAATGAGGTTCTAAACCGAACGCAGAATACTTCCGTCGATGCCGATAGGTTGGCGCTAGTGAAAACTTTCGTCAACAATCGGCACAAGGAAATTCTCGCGTTCCGGTCTTGGCCTTTCCTTCAAAGCACCTTCACTCTCAATCTTGTGGCTCCATACAGTACCGGCACAATAACTGGCACGAATGGGTCGGTCACAGTTACCGGCACGGGCACGTCATTTGTAGCCGGTCATGCTGGCTGGATACTTGCCCCGACAGCCGGTAACGAGTGGTATGAAGTCTTATCGGTTCCGAACGGGACCACCCTGACACTTAAAACCCCTATCGCGACAGACAATTTCACCAATGTGTCTTATTGGCTTTATCAGCTTCGCTATGCTATGCCGACCGATTTCCGCGTTCCCACGACCGGGGTGGTAAATTTCTGGACCGTACCGCCTCTCGATTTTGTTGGGATGCGAACGATCATGAAGCGCCTGACTCAATTGTATTTTGATTATCCCCGCGAAATGTCTCTGGACTACAACGGCACGACTACGCCTCAGATGGTGTTCTATCCTCCCGCAGTCAAGGCGGCGATGATCAAAGGGATTTATATTCGGTCCGTAGCTGATCTCGCGGCTGATGCGGATGCCATCGTCATACCTGAACCATATCGCAGAGCGATTGTTGAAGGAGCTCTTGCTGATCTCTATCGGGACCCTAATGGTACAGACCCGCGCTTTCAATCCTGTGAACAGAACTTCACGCAGCTTCGGAATATGATGGCGAGAGATTATAATTTATTTGATGATCCTCCACAGTTTGAACCTTATGATTTCAGACGGAGTGAAATCAGTCTGGATGAATTTGCAATTCAGAAAACCATTTGGCAGAACAGGTAATGTCTGATGCCTCCCACTCAACAAGCTTGGCAAACTAAAGTAATACCTCAATTCACTTCGTTGAATACTTCTCAAGCTCCGACTTTGATCGGTGATGATGAATTTCAGCTTCTTGAGAATTTTGATCTCGTCGGTGATGCTGGGGATAGTAATGTTCTTGCGGTGCCAACACTTATTCCATCCGTTCTGAACAACTTCATTCTTAATACAAATTTTTATGGTACGACAGCGTTGCGTCATATCTATGAACCGATGCAATGGGACAAAGTAAATTTTAGCACTATTCCGCTATATTTTACTGTGCGTAATGTGATGTCTGTTAGCACAGGTTATGTTATGCTTATGGATTTATCCTTATCCACGGCTACGCGTATTGCTGCGGCAGAAGATTGGGGCTTCGCACCAAATCGTTATGTTGGAAGTGTATTAACACTTATTAATAATAATGCTTTAATTAACTCAGCTAATTGGACTGTTCGTAACGCAGCTTCAACGAATACATGGAATGGAATTGGTGTTGGAACTGTTTCTGGTTCAAAATTATTTGTAGCAGTTGCATCAACAGGCACAGGTACGCGAGTGATGACTTCTCCTGATGGAGTTACTTGGACAACACGAACTTCTGCTGCTGATGTGGCATGGCAATCTGTTTGTTCTGGTACAGTATCTAGTGCGAATTTATTTGTTGCTGTATCAAATAATGGTACAACGGCAAATACTGTAATGACCTCGCCTGATGGTATAACATGGACCCTGCGTGCTGTCCCCGCTAATTGTGTACTGCCATGGACTTGTGTTGTGTGGGCTAATAATTTATTTGTAGCTTCATACTCACAATCAGGAACAGACTCTATATTATACCCTACTACTATAACATATATGACATCTCCCGATGGTATAACATGGACATTACGGCAACCATATACTGCCGTAATGTTTACTTCATCTCCAATCTATGCGGTAAACAATTATTTTATTCAATTTGTATCGTCATTTAGTGCACCGGCAGGCGGACCAAAAATGGCGTATACGTATTCAACCGATGGCATTAATTGGGTCTTCAACACACCTACCCTTCCCTTATATACTACAACTTATTATACTAATTCTATGACCTATGGTTCTGGTATATATGTTTTCGTCTATGCGGGAGGGGTTTTATCAACAACAAATTTTGCATCGTCTGTCGCTGTATGGAATAATAGTACCACACCAGCCAACAATACATGGACCTCAGTATCTTATGGTAATGGTTTATTTATGGCTGTATCATCTACAGGTATAGGTAATCGGTCCATATACTCTACTGATGGCGTTGCATGGTCGATACTTGCCACTCCTTCAGATATAGCGTGGATTGGCTTAGTCTTCAGTAACAATACTTTTGTGGCGTTGTCAAATAATGGTACTTTGGGATCGGTTATGACATCAGCCAGCATTACCCAAGTGCAAACCGCTATGCGAGCTTTTGTTGGGCTTCAAAATAAAGTATATGTATATCTTCCATTAATATATGGTACTCAAAGTCCAAACCAATCTATCGGTACTGTCTCAGGTTTATCTGTTACTTATTCATCTGGCACAGTTTTTACTGCTAACATTGCTCCCGGAAGTATTATTACTTTTTCAGGGATTACAACAGGTGGTGATGATGGGAATGGTGGTTTTATTGTCGCGGCAGTAACCCCAACAACTTTATTACTTTACACAGCACCGGGGAATGGCTCGTATACAATCTCATGGATACCTTGCGTACAAATTACTTTTGGTGGTGCAGCGAATTATTTTGCAAATCATATTTCGTGGTTTAAATCACGTCTTTGGGCTTGTACTTCTGGCAATCGATTATATTTTACAAATCTTCCCGCTGTGGTTTTTGGTTCAACAAGCGATAGCCTTTCAACAAATTACTATGATTTTATTGAAGGCGATATTGGTGATCTTGTTGCAACACATGGATGGGGGGGTCGCCTTCTTATTTTTTGTAAGAATGCAATTTATACTTTAACTGGTGACCCAAGTAAGCAAGCGATTATTTCATTAATGGCTCCCGGAATTGGTTTATTAAGCCAATCTACTATTTGTCCGACACCTTACGGAATTGTGTTTGCTGATCAATATGGACAGCTTCGCCTTACCGACGGCCAATCGGTGCTTCCAAAAATTCTAAGTAATGATGTGCGAAATAGTTTTGTGATCACACCCAATGGTACCAAGATGTTTTATCATGATGATCATTTGATTATCTTAACACAGACATCGCGCACAGGTGCATTTACAAATTATCCTGCACAATGGGCCTATCGATTCAGTCTTGATAAATGGTTTAATTGGCCGGGTGTGTCGGTTCAGGACGGTCTGCAATCCATCACCTATCCATATTTTAATGTGACCAGCGGTAATTCAGGCTTGCCTGAACATCTTTATATTAGTGGCACATCTATCTATGAGTTTCAGGCTATTAATACAACCCCTACTATTCAAGGTCGATTCCAGACGAAAGATTTTACGCTGGACGATCCGAATGCTGTGAAGGTTATTGACAGATTATCTTTTGATCTGTATAATTGCTATGCTGGTGTAGTAATTACTTGTACGCCGGTAATGGATGGAGTAGCAATGGCAGCATTAGCAAAAACCTATTTAACTACTGATCATGCTAATCAAACAACATTTTTTCAATTTAAACAAGCGGTAAAAGGACGACGTATCTCGTTTTTAGTTTCATTTACCGCATTAGGCAATAGCCAAATTGGATTACTCGGTAATATGAAATTTACTTATATGATTATCAAAACAAATGTTGATGGTGGATTTAGCCCAAGCCAATCAACATATTTAACTCAAGCCAATAGTCAGCTTTTAATGATCTAAGGAGATCAAATGGCAATTCAACTTTATGCTGTGTCAGCGGTGACAAGCACGAATCTCACGACCTATACTGATGTGGCTACGGCCGTTACTGCCCTTGGCTCCACCCCGGCGACATTGGTAATAATGGATGTTCAATCTATTGTTACTAATCTTGTCATCCCAAATACAATTCGCCTTCGGTTCATTGATGCAGGACAACTCTCAATTAATGGCGGGGTGACATTAACCGTACAAGGCGGTATAGATGGGCCTACGGGCGTTGCGTTATTCGTCGGAACTGGTAATGTCATATTGTCTCAAGCACAACTTATTGACACTAACTGGTTTGGAAATTCTGGTACCGTGACGTATACCCGTCTGCAACTTATTGGTCCCGGCACCACGACCAATGATAACGCGGCGGCTGGTATAGTAGGTGAATATGGTACCGCCACTATTGCTACAGGCGCATCTATCTCGCTTTCCACAACGGTTGGGGCTAATGTGACCAGCCTCAGTCTGACGGCCGGAGATTGGGATGTGAGTGGCGCGGTTGATTATACTTTTGGTGCAACGACCAACTTTACCGCGCTACGGCAAGGCATCAGTACAGTATCCGCTACTCTTGGCGGCCAAGATACTTTCTCAGTGCTTGCGCTGGCCGGAAACGTACCGACCGCAGCGGTGGATATGGCTCTGCTTACACCTATTGTACGGCTCAGTTTAAACGCGACCACAACGATCTATTTAGTTACTCAGTGTGTTTTCACTGTATCAACTCTTAAAGCCTACGGCACAATCCGGGCTAGACGAATGAGATAAGATGTGGTATAATAAAGTATTATCTAAGGAGCTTATTTAAATGGCTTATGCACCGGCAAAACCTGTATTTGGATCAACATTTGATCCTGCAACATCCTCCTATGGGGCTGGAGGAGGTTGGGGCGGAGGAGGATGGGGCCGTGGTTCGTTCGCACCCCCATTACCAGACACTTCAGCCAAATCAGACTTACCGACTATTGGTGGTATGACCCCCGATGCGCCACAGGCATCAACAGGTGATTGGTTTGGTTATATGCCCAGCTATTTGACCGGCGAAGATGTAACCTTTCAAAAACTTCTTAGTGGTGATTGGTCTAATCTCCCCGGTATGGACGCACTAACAAAAAGATATGAACAAGATATACGAGGTTCACAAGCTGAGCGTGGAACTTTTTATTCCGGTGTTGGGTCAAAAGAAGAGGCGATGGATATTACTGGTTTGCGAACACAGCAAGCAAATCAGATGATGCAGCAGATTCTTTCGTACCTAGGCTTGGCACCGCCCCGTGCAGTAGCACCTCAAGGCGCAGGCTCATCGGGCGCGGCTGATATAGGTGGTCTGATGGGCGGCTTTGGGGCGTTACTCGGTGCGCTACCTTAATAAAGGATAATTAAATGCCAGTTTCTTACGGACAACCATATCAAGCCCCTTCTGACATTTCACAATTTCTAAGTAGTGGTGGAATGCAGGGCATTGCCTCAATGCTGCAAAAGTTTAAAGACAAAAAGCAGATGGATACATTGATGAGCAGTTTAGATCAAAGCCCTGAAGGTGTGGCAATGAAGAACACCCCGGAGTTTAAAATTGCCGCTTCTCAAGGCCCCCGTGTGCTTATGCAAGCCCTTCTTGCTGGCCGCATCACCCCTCCGAAACAACAGACAACTATGGCCTCAATGTTTGGTGGTGAGCCGATGTATAAAGATCGTATGATCACATCTGAAGGTGTAGCTGGTCCTGTAACCGCTGAAGGAAAAAAACCCGAAGCTCCGACGACTCTTGGGGCTATTAAAGGAACACCATTAGAACTGGCTGATATTATGAAAGCTTATGAACAGCCAATTCTTAAAAAAGCTGAGACTGAAGAAAAATTAAAGCTTGGTGAACAGCGTATTCAATTACAGCGTGACAGCTTGGCACAGCGGCATCAAGATTTATTGACCCGTGTAAAAGGTTCGATGGATACGATGAAAATGCGCCTTCAGTTTGCTAAAGGCGATAAAAATTTAAGCTTCGCCGCGAACATGGCTAATTCACGAATCAAGGGAATTGAGTTGCGCGCCAACACAATTACAAAAGAAATTGAGGGTGTTCAAAAAGAGTTTGATGCAAAGATTCTAAAATCTCCTGAAGAGGTTGATAAAAGACTCACTCCATTGTTTGCTGAAATGCGTGATCTTGATTTGCAGAGAGAGCAAATTGAAAACACAATGAACATGATGATTCCGATGACCCCGACTGGTGGTGCTGGTGGTGGAGGCCCTGCTGGTGGTGCCGGAGCGAAAGGCCCAAGCAAATCTGATTTCATGTCTGCGGCACGTAAATCAAATCCGGGTGTGCCTGATGCTGATTTAGAAAAATACTGGAACGAGAAATATGGCGGAGTAAAATAATGGCCGCCATAGTTGACCCGTTTGATCAGCCAAAGAAGTCAACTATCGTTGATCCCTTCGATACCGCTGCTTCCAAAATAGTTGATCCGTTTAAGCCCAAACCGACTGAAGCCAAAGCCGCGCCTCCTTCAATAACGGCCGGTCCTACTCTGCCTTCTGATCTGGTTTTCAGACAAGCCCCTCCTGAAAAATCACTTATTGGAAAAACCATAGATGTAGCAGGCGCAGCACTCGCGCTGCCTTTAGAAGTTCCTTTTGCCGCAGGCAAAGGTATTGCTCAACTAGGCCAAATGCTGTACCAAGGTAAAATTAAAGATGCAATTGAGTCCACAGCTAAGTCGCTGATACCGGGTAGTGCTGTTTATGAAAAAGCCTATGAGCAGCAAACACCTCTTGAAGCTCTTGGTAAAGAAGGCCGAGGGAATCCGCTCGTAGAAGCTTTTAAACAAGATGCCCCCGGCACTATGTTATCCCTTATACCATTTCTCGGTTTGGCTAAACTGAGGCCGGTTGTGGCCGAGCGTCCGGTCATGACAGTCATGGAAGCAGGGAAAGAAGCCGAGCTCAATAAAGCAGCGGAGCAAGTACAGAATCAACGCGCTCAGAATTTTGAAGAACAAAGCAAATCCGTCGAGTCTGAGTACAATAAAGTAAAGGCACAGGCTGGGTCTTCACAGAACCTTGTTGCGACGCGCTCCGATATTGTGAATAAAACTTTTGCTTTGGAGCAAATGAAAGCCGAATGGCAAAAGAATCCAACTGAGAAGCTTAATAAAGACATGACAGCCATTCAATCCGATATTGAATCGCTTCGCAAGAAACTTTCACCAAGTACTGATGAGCTCAAATCAGTCCTTGATCTGGTTAAAGAAACACACGCAAAAAACTATCCTATCAATAATCCAATGGTAAAGTCAACGCCAAAAGTTGATTCGATCTACGATCTCTATAATATCCCCTACTCCCCGGAGCTGGCGCGCAACGCTATTGACAAAATGATGAAGAAGGATGCGCCGACCCCGGACTCAACGCCGACAGAGCGCACTGTTTCAAACTCTATTCCGGTACCGGCCAAAGATTTGACTATGTTGGCTGATCCGAAACCGAATACTTTTTTAAAAATTATATCGGAACAACTTAATCCATCACTTGATGTGATCGGTGATTTCCGAACTATGAAGGCTGATCAGGCGATTGTAGATGTGGTTACAGCTCTGCATGGCGACAAAACAGCCGATATGAAGATTTATTTTGATCGAATGGATAAGATCATGGATGGATTATCCGATGCGGATCGGGAGCGCGTAACTTATGAAATGGCGAATCCCGGCAAATATCCTGCCCATACTCCTGAGATCAAATCGAGTGCTAACGCCATGACACAGTTAATGAAAGAAATTGCGGATCATGATGTCAAGACTGGCTTCTTAAAGCCTGAAGATGTGCGGACCCACTATTACATGGGGATGTATAAAAATCTTGAGACAGGCAAAGTTGCGCGCCCGGAAGATATATTTAATGCGTTTGGTAATAGCAAGCGCCGTCAGGCTATTGGCTCCCCTTATAATAAATCAGCATTAGAAAAGACCATCACCAGCCCGGAACAGGCGATGGCGATCTTTAAAGATACGGCTGTTACCCCTATATTCGATCCGATCTTGTGGGGCCGGTCCCGCGTTATGCGGTCGATCAATGCCATCCATAATAAAGCAGCTTACGACAAGATCGTTGCCTTGGCCGAGACACGGCCTGATTTGGTCAGCAAGACCCCTAAGCAGGGCTACATTCCTTTGACCAACACCCCGGTCCATGTGCGCGCTCAAGAACTGCGATTCCTACAGGATGAGGCTACATTCAAACAGAGTATAAACTGGCTTGATAAAACTGCCAATGTTGTGAAAGGGCTTGGTGTGGGCCTCACTCCGTTTGGGGCTCCACACTGGCTCAATGCCGCAACTTCAGCTTATTTGAGGCTTGTTTCACCAATCAAAGATATGGGCACAATTCGTAATCAAGCCTATGCTCTTCGTATGGCTCCGCTTGCGGCGGCAAAAGTTGTTGGGGCTTTATATCGTTCTATTGTGAAGAAGTGGAGCCCGGAGGATCATGCAGCTTATATCCAAGGCATTCGTGAAGGATGGGTTGCTCCACATGGTATTTTAGGCGAGCTCACCGTCGATCCATTAAATGCAACTAAGTTTACAAAGTTTGCAGAAGGTTTCAAGAAGCTGTTGAAGTTTAATCACAACTTTCTTTTCGCCGAGGGCCGAGTTGATCCTCAATTCCGTGTCATGCTCTACAATACACTCAAAGACTGGAACCCTAACTATGCTCCGGCTCAGATGCGTAAATTTGTCAATCAGACTTTGGGACAGTATAATCCCCGGCTTATGTCAGCCGGTGAGCGCACCACAGCGCGCCGTTTGGTTGAGTTTTGGGGATGGGAGAGTTCGACCCTGCCTCGCATCCTAGGAACATTGAAGCATACGCCTATGGCTTTTGCTGCTCCACTGACCATAGCAAATTTTGTCAACTATCTTAACTCGGATAAGATGATGTGGGATAATGACTCCGGCCATAAATTTGATATTATGGTTGGTCGTGACAAAGAAGGCCATCCGATTTATATGGGCTTACCCGGTGTGTGGAAGACAGCATTTAATGTAACAGGCGCGAGTAAAGCAGTTGAATCATATCAGGCTTGGCGCGGAGGTCAAGATGCTCTCAATGCTGCAAAAGACTATCTTGCTAATTTGCCATCACACCTAGGGCAGGAATCATGGCGCAGACTGTTCTCTCATTACACTGGCCTGATTGAGTTGATCGCAAATAATAAAATGCACTTCACTCAGATGGGCAAGAGTAAAATGGCAATGAGCCAAATGATTTTTAATCCGCAAGACTCTGTACCGCAAATTATGACAGATTTCGCTCAGAGTCAGGCGGAGAAGATTGTATTCCCATTTAAAAACATTGAAGACTACGCTTCTGGTCAGAAAGAGGGGCCACTCTCGCTTCTTGGGTTCCTTGGAGTCTATGCAAACCCATACATCTCTCCCGAAGAGCGTAAAGCTAAACGCGATATTATGAAGAGTCTAAAATGAAATATCTAATCATCAGTGACGAAATAGACAGCCTTGGATTACTCACACGATTGCAGGATGAAGGCCATGAAGTTAAAGTATGGTGCAAAGATAAAGAGTCTCTCGATATTGGCCGAGGTATCATTAATCTGGTTCCTGATTATCGGAGCCATGCTCGGTGGGCTGATGTGGTCATTGTGGACTCTACTGGTTATGGTAAGGAAATGGATCAGTGGCGCAAGGCCGGAATCCTAGTCTCCTGCGGTACAGAAGCCACAGACAAACTCGAAGACGACCGGGCTTATGGTATGAGGCTTCTTGAGAAGTATGGCTGCACAGTTCCCCCATGGGTAGGCCCATTTAAGACTCTTGATCAAATCATTACCTTTGTCAAGAAAACACCTAAGAGGTGGGTGATTAAGCCCTCCGGCCAGCAGGATCGAGACCTTACCTATGTCTCTCGGGATGCGGATGATTTAATCCAAGAAGTTGAACGATGGAAGAAGAAGGGCCTCAATATCAAACAAGGCGCCATCCTCCAAGAGTTTATTAAAGGTCATGAAATGGCTATCGGCTCATCCTTCTGCGCTGATCGGTTCATCTATCCTTTCCAAATCAATTGGGAACATAAGAAGCTTCTTGCCGGTAATCTAGGCCCCAACACCGGAGAGCAAGGCACTGTCGCGGCCTACCTTTCCAAGAATCGTCTTATTACCGAGATTGAGAAGCTTCGCCCATGGCTGGCAAACACCGGGTACAGCACGGATTTTGATTTAAATTTTATGCTCACTGAAGACAAGGCATTTGTCATGGAGCCTACTTCGCGCTTGGGATATCCCGCGATCTTTATGCAGATTGAGAACACCAAGATGGATGTGGGTGAATACTTCTATGAGATCGCCAACGGCACGTTGGAAGCTTTGCCAATGAAGAATACTTGGGTGGTCAATGTAGTATTGTCTGCCCCCGGCTATCCGTTTAAGGAAGGCTATGTCAAACACGGGAAGGGCAAAATTATACCGGGGATCAAGGAAGACTCCCCGGAGCACCTCTACTTCTATGAGATCGAGAAGACCAAGGAAGGATATCAAACGTGTGGGTCCTCCGGGGCGGCGTTGGTTACGGTCGCGACCGGCAACTCGCTTGAAGAGACTCAGAAAAAAGTGTATGATTATATCAAGAAGTATGATTTTCCATCTTGGCTTGGGTACCGGGTGGATATTGGCAAGAAGCTAATCGATGAAGAATTGGGGTGGTTTAAAAAACATGGCTGGTTCTGAGGGACGACAAGATAAATTTGGGCAGGGCACAAACCCCACTGGACAAAACATTACCAGAGTGTTTATTGAAAACGCCCCGTGGATTAATGCCACTACGCTTCAACACGTTTCGGTGGGCGGAGATAATGCAACCAATAACACCATTGTATCGGCAACTTTTGCTGTACTACCTCAGAAACCAGTTCATCTTGCGATTACTTCGGGCGGAGGAACATGGTTTATTTTTGCATCAATGCCCCGAACTATTGCTGCTAATCCGGGAAGTTTAATTATATCTTTTGCAATAGATGGAGTTGAAGTCACAGGAAAATTCGACGGATTAGGTATATCTGTAAGTGGTGCTCAAAATCCTTATAATATATTTTGGATACAGCAATTGTCAGTAGGTGCTCATACAATTGATATTGTAGCACAAATGCAAACAGGAACTGGTATTATTTACTGTGATACTACAGCACAAATTAATCTTTGGGCAATGGAGATAACGGCAAAATGATAGATCAAAAATGCCCCCGGTGCAAAGGGGCTCTGGTCAACGAAAGAATCGTGGACGAAGGCGAGGTAGACAACCAAATTAAGTGTTTGAATTGCGGTTGGCGAACCTCATTAATTATGTACTTGAACAGACAATTCCCGGAAAGAGTAAAAGCAGATGTCGGACAATGAAAGAGATTTAGGAAGGGTTGAAGGTCAATTAACACTGATCCTTGAAGGCCAAAAACGAATGGAAGAAAAGCTGGACAATCATCTGCTCAAAGTCCATCCAAAAATTGACAAGGATATTACCAAAATAAAAACTTACTTCGTGGTCGTAAGCGGAGGCGTAGCTCTTGGCTTCGAGGTTTTTAAATCATGGTTGGGGTTTAAATGATCATAGCGTCGAGAGTAATACTTGAACAGAGACTTCGTATTCATGAGTGTAAGGGCGGGGTACCCGAAACCAAACCTTATGATGACAAAGTGGGCCGTATCAACACACCCGGCAAGATTACAATAGGGGTGGGGCGCAACCTGACGGATGTAGGCGTGCGGCCGGATGAGATCGCACTCATGCTGAAGAACGACATCGATGAAGTGCTGGCCGATCTCTATACCAGTTTTCCATGGTATACGCTAATCTCTGATAATAGGCAGATCGCGCTGGCCGATATGCGCTTCAATCTTGGTCCTGTGCGGTTCCGGGGATTTCATAAAATGCTCGCCCATGCCGAGGCCGGGGAGTGGCCGGAATGCGCCGCTGAAATGAAGAACAGTCCATGGTACACTGAGGTAGGGCCTCGCGCAATTGAACTAGAAGGGATGATAATAAAGGGATGAAAAAGATTCTTGAAATGCTTACAGATAATCAGGACAGCCTGTGCCCCTTCCGTCTTATTATGGCCATATCATTCTTCATGGTCTTTATCGCTTGGGCTATTGTAAGTTTGAAAGAGGGGAAGCTGGCAGACATCCCCTCCGGGATGGTTCAAGTATTGTGGGGTATTCTTACTGCAATGGTTGGGAAGAGCTTTGCAGACTTGAAGGACAAGCCTTCGCCTCCATAAGCTGTGAAATCAATCGCTCTAGGTACCACCTAGCCTTCATTAAATCTGCCAACTCATCCCCCTTGTGCTTCGCGCGAGCCACATACTTGACCACATTTCCCGCATAGAAGCAAAGTTTCCAATCATCAATCGCGTCGATTACTTCGATCTTACCTGTGTTGTAATGATTCGGGTGATTGATTTTGTCGCTCATTTATTTAATTCCTCCAATACTTTGTCTTTGGCTTTGATACAGCCATCTTGAATAATAATGGTGCTCCACCATGCCTTGAGCCGGACATCCCAAGTGTCTTCGTCTCTTAGAGCTTTGATGGGTAGATCGGGGCACTTGGGATTCTCAACATGGGCCGGTCGCACGGCTATAGGTACCTCAACCGTTTGGGTCGTGGGGGCGTGGGCGCATCCTGCAAAAGTTAGTGCCAGCAGCACTAAGCAAACTATAACCACAAACCATTCAAAAGGGCTGAGTACTTTACTCAAAAATTCTTTCATTTTTTAAACTCCTTTTCAGCCCCGGTCATATAAGACTTGATCCGGGCTAACTGCGCGCGGCACCCTTTGAGGTCCGTAAACTTCTGGTCAATGGTTGTCTTCTGATTCTGAATGGCCTGAGCCTTCAGGTCGATCTCGTCCTGAAGCTTCTCTGCGAGGTGCTCGGCATCGGCAACTTGCTGAGTCTTGATCTTGTTGTATGTTGAGAGCTGGTTAATAGCTAGGTTCTGCACACTGATCCCCGCTTGTAAATCAGCCTTCTGTTGTGTCAGCTCAGCGATCTCATTATTTTTATGCTTGAGTTCGATCTTCTCAATGCCGATATAGCCCAGCAGAACCACATACAAAAGGATGATCCCGGTATATTTGTTTGCCAGTAAACTTAACCACATGATGCTGCCTCCACCGATTCAATAGATGTTATCTCAGGCTGACCGTGCTGGAAGAAGTAAGACCCTTCCACCTCAATCAATTCTTTTGTGGACTCAATGGCCTCAGCTTTGGTCTGTGCCTCGACGAGCAGCCCGACTACCACAATAAACCGTGGTAGTCTTGGCTGCCCATTGTCATCAAGCTCTGGTTCTTTTTTACTTTTGAATATCCGATCCCAATCCGATTGGGGAATGTTGTGAAAGGTCTCGCGTATCCCGCTCATGCCTATCTCCTGTGCTTGTTAATGTCAATGAGGTTCTTCGCCTGTGACACGCCTTCAAGCACATCTACCCCGGTAGTGCATTTGTTATAATTCCGAGTATAGTCGCTCTTTGTAGCATCCGGCAGAAAAGTAAAAACATCCGGGGTAAAGGACGGATTGAAGTTACCAATCTGATCTGAGCTGATACCGGGGCCCTGAACGGTCATAATGTGCCTCACCTCAATTGCTTCAACAATAGTGCCGTCTGCGTTGCGCTTTGCAACAATTGTCTTGCCGTTCCATGCAAACAAAATTAATCTTGCTTCTTCCATTTTATTTCTCCTTTTGGTTTTTACGGTAGCGTGCGGTTACAATCACAGCACATTTACGACAAGTACGCTGGTAGCCACCCTTAGGCGTTTGATTAAATCTAGTGTTTGCCGGGTCCCACTCATGTCCATGCTTGCAATGTGTTTTCTTTATAAATACTCGTCTACTATTATTAACAGCACGGGTTACAGGTTCTAAATGTTCAGGATTAATACATGAGCGGTTTCTACAAAGATGATCAAGATCAAACCCTATTGGATAAGGCCCTAAAAAATGTCTATATGATACAACATGGGGCGGGATTTTAATTCCAGCAATACGGACACTGCTCCCATACCCAAATTTATTTTTACTTATCCATTCCCAACAACCATTAGATCGAAATCTAAAACGTACATGAAAATCATTTGGTAACATATTTTTTAAAAACCTCTTCAAGCGCAGAAAATAATAAGTTTTGAGCCTTATCTTTACATTCTAGCTTATTTAATATAGCTTCGTCAATAGAAGACTTAGCTATAATATAATGTATAAAGGTTGTGTCTTTTTGGCCCTGTCTCCAAATTCTTTGCACAAATTGATCTCGAATTTCAAGACTCCACGGTATACTATAAAAAATAATTGCTTTACCAGCCTGAAGATTAAGCCCATAGGCAAGCGAGGTCGTATTCCCAAGGAGCACCGGGCAATTACCTGAGTTGAAGTTTTTCAGAATGTAATCGGCTTTTGTGGAACTCACTGTGCCATCGATATATGGTGTCTCAGGGCCTAGTGCTTTGAGCAAAGCGTCACGGTCGTGGGTAAACTCGTATCCCACAAGGCATGGCTGGCCCTGCATTTCTTCTACAAGGTCCTTGACCATTTCGGCCTTGATGTTATGGAAGGCGATCGCCTCGCCCTTTTCGCCATATACGTTGCCGCCTACGATCTGCCGAAGCTTGTTGGAAGCGACGGCGGCATTGGCCGCTACGACCTCCTTCTCTTCATACTGGAAGTAGAGCTCCCGCTCCATTTTGTAATAAAGCTTCTTCACATCGTCCGGCAATTCGATCTTGTGATAAACCTTATGGCACGGGGGAAGGTCCAGCTTATTCTGGAAGCGCAGAACCAGATGCTCTATGCGCTTGAATATCTTTTCCTCCGCGCCGGGAATGGGCTTCCATTCGTATCCGCCATACCCTGCCGGGTAAAAGAACTCGTTCTTGTAATGTGTGATATATCGTCCAAGGGCAACTCCCCCATCCAATGTATAGACTTGAGTGAAGAGGTTGAGCAGCGATTGTGCAGCGGGAGAGCCGGTAAGAATATGTCTCCGGGAAAAGTTGTTCAAAAGTTTTTTGAGCGTCTTCCATCTTTTTGTCCCATGGTGTTTGATCTTTGAGGACTCGTCCAGCACAAGGATGTCAAATTTATTTCCCTGCTTCGCCAACCATTCAAGAGAATCATAGTTGGTGATGTAGACATCATACACTTTTTTGATTTGCTCATCTTTCGTGGACCCGTGGAGAATAGTGAATGTGAATGGGAGCCCCCACTTTTCAATTTCTTCACACCATACATTCATGACCCTGAAAGGGGCAACTACGAGTGTTGACATCCGCTTCTTGGATTTGAGTATCTTCAGGTAATGAAGTATGATAGAAGTCTTCCCTGAACCCGGCGAAAGGAATAAACCGGACTCAGGATGAGACAGCATAAACTTCACGGACTCTTTTTGGTAGTTGTGGGGGTTCCACTTCATAAAATCTGATCCTTCAACTCATTCCAATGCTCAAGAGACAAAATCACAATTACCACTCGACTTGTTTTTTGATTAAGTTGCTCATGCCACCACTTTTGTTTGGGTGATAGTTTACCGCCAGTTGTCTTGATTTCAATAAACTCAAAGCATCCACCACGCATGATTAGTAAATCAGGCACTCCGGTTTGACCCGGCGTAGAAAGCTTGAAAACAAGCCAGCCAGCTTCTTCGAGATCAGCTTTTATTTTCTTTTGCAGGGTTGCTTCCCGCATGTAGCACCTCTGGTTTATGGGGACGATCATCAAAATTATTCATGCCTCTTTCTACATACTCAACCAACATCGAGAGACGGCACAAGGCATGCTTTAAGGTGTGCAAACCGGACTCAGGATCAATGTCCCGGCCCTTCCACCATGCTAGCAAATGGCGCTGGACGTTAGCATAGACTCGGCTATAAGCAATTCCGTTTTCCCAATTACGCTCTGGATATTTGGGTGGCTTGCCATCAGGGGTGGGAGCACAAGCTTTACCAAGCACTTCGGCAATGGCTTCAATGGCTGACACGGGAACGAGATCGACACGGAGCTTGCCGTTATCTTTATTCAAACCTTTTGAGGGCGGAGCGCCGAGGGTCTGTGATCCACATATCGACGCAGACTCAGGAAAGGTAAGTTTTTTAATTGTAGGTTCAAGGTCTTTAATAAATTGTTTTACATCACCTGAAGTCTTCTCATCATCAGGCCACCAATATAAGGTTCGTTTAGATGAATATATATGACGGCCATTAAAGGTAAAAGTAAGGATCGCAAAGTTTCGGCATTTAATAGTTATTTCTTTATCGACAGAATCAATACCTATCACCTCACATTCACCCTCAATCTCATCCCACAATTTTTGACCAATCTGTACTTCTTCAAAAGTTGCATTTCGATCCGGGCCCATTATAGTAATACCTCCGCCTTTTTAATGTTTGAATACAACGTGATCCTTGGAATCTCCAACGCTGATGGGCTCATAAGTGCCCGGTGCGCGTAAGAGTCAAGATAGTCCATGAATGATCCCGTTGCAACGAAAGTCCGATCATCCAATTCGCCTGTCTCAATGTTGATGATGCGTTTCTTCACTGCGCAGGGGGTGTGATAGTGACCCATGATATGCAAATCAGCGCCTACCATCCGGCCCATCTGTTTCTCGATCTTGGTTAGTACCCCCCCGGAGGTGCCGGTGTTGCCGTGCCCATGGGTGGCATGGACCTTGTAAACTTGTTTCCCTACGGTGAATCGGAATAAGCCATCTACACCGAGAAACGGAGCGCCAAGCTTCTCAGCAATGTCGCGCTCAGGACTAAACTGTGCGGCGTACCATGATCGAATAGAGTGGTTCCCTTCAAGAAAGGCGATGATTTTATCCTTGATGGGAGAAAGAAACTTCACCGCGTAGGCTCTCTGATCCTCCGGGTTCATGATCTGGTCATACATTGAGCCTTTGTGTTTTTGGGCGGTGTCGGGGATAACATTTTCAACAGTATCTCCCATGAGTAAGGCGTAAGAATTTTTTTCTGACCTAATCTTATCAACCAGAGCCGCAGCCTTCTCCAACGCCGCGTTTTTGGAACCAATGTGTATACAGCAAAGAGGGTAGATATTGATTGTTTCTTTAAAGCTTCGATTAAGAATTTTGATTTTCGCCACAATGGTTTCTCCTATAATAATGAACTAAAACTTTTTGCGCGCTACACATTCGACAGCGTTTAAAAATATATATCTTTCCATTTTTAATACTCTGTTCAAAATACGTATTCTCTCGCAAAAACTCATGACCGCGTTTACATCGTTCTTGGCGCGGCCGCCCTACACCTTTTTTTTCATCAGCCATTGATGCAACCACATAGCGAATAGTGCGCCTATCCCAGCCCCGAAGCCGGTAAAAAGCACAATGATACCAAAGCCATTTCGGGCCACATTGACAATCACAACTGTTTCACACGCAGCCATGAGAAGGCTGGTAGGAATAATCAAGATTCTGTTATTGTGAACGACATTCAATTGCTGGAAAGCCCTTAGTGCTATGAACGCAAATGAGGATATAAAGGTGATCCAATAATTATACATTATCCCTCCACCTTTTTCAAGGATTGAGCAAACTTTAAAAACAAGCGTTTACGTTCAAAGCCAGTCAATGAATGTATAATCTTCGCTGTACAAGCCTCAACCAGTTCTTCATCCGTGCCCAAAACAAAATGCAAGACCTCATGCACAAAAGTATCTAATAATTCGTGCATTGATTCAATATCAGGGCTGATGATAATTCTATTTGTTCCGGGCTCCTGATTTCCCAAATCTTTTTTAGGGTTATCGAGCATACCCCGGCAGACAAAGACATCTACTTGAGCCTCCCATATCAGCACCTTCAGGTGTGAAGCCGGAGGCCCTATCCGTTTTTTTGCCATTATCTATCCTTTCTTACACGGACCGCCTTTTGTGGATGAGAACGTGCACCACCGGCATTGGAAACCGGGCCGTGCGTCAAACTTCTTTTCTTTGTCAATTCTTGACGCTCGATCTGCGAAGCGGGGAATCAAGTTCTCCACCTGATCTTTGGTATAGTTAAACACTGATTTAACAGGCGTATTCAGGGCACCGGCCTGATCAAGATACCACATTTCCACGCAGAACATACGAGCATCGGGAAATTTTAGCAGCGCGCCACAAGCATACAATTTGCATTGATCTTCGTGCTCCGCAGCGTGGGGCTTGCCTGTTTTGAAATCAATCACAATGATATCATCAGCGACTCTGTAGTAAGCATCCATTTTAATCCGAAGCCGGACAGTGGGATCAAACCAATCGACAGACTCACCATCTTCATCAAAAGCCCATTGCTCTTCGGATTTAGCCTTGATCTTTTTCAGAAACTTCATTTCCTTGGCAAATAATTTATAAGGCTCTGGTACCTTTTTCAATTTGCCTTGGAGATATTCCTCACCCATCTTGTGTATCTCATTACCCCGCGCCATGGCCGGGGAGTCTGGCTCTTTTAATTTGTCAATATGTTTGAATTTATATTTCGTCGGGCATTGTTCAAACATACTGAGCCGTGAGTAGCTCCACGCTGATTTCATTCAATTACCCCAATCTTTACTAAAGTGTTATGACGGGTAATAAGCTTCCTCGCCGCTTTCCATGTCCGACAACCAAGCGCCTTCATATACTCACGCTTCTTCATACTCACGCCCCGGTTATCAGGCGCAAGGACCGGCATACCTTGTGGGAAAGACTCATCCCGAATCTTTATCATTGTCTTGGTGCGGGTTGAAATAGACTCTATATCTTCACCCGGCTTCCAGCGCACCATGCCTCTCCGAAGCAGTGCGGCATCTGATCGCTTACTCATTGAAATCTCCATTCGGATTACGATAACCGGACGTGTGAAGGAAGATCGCTGTCTTAACCCGATCCAGAGCTATGCTAATTTCAGCAGGACGATACTCGCCCTGAACCGCATCAAGAATCTTTGCTTCGAGGTTCTGTATTTTTTTGATACTTACTTCCATTCGTTCATTCCTCCCCAATTATTTCCAGTTTTGATGGTCGCCGTCATGGGAACATCTGTCTCAATTGATTCCATTGCATCCTTCAATTGCTTAACTGCCTGTGCCTCCTTGCCCTTTTCACAAAACCCCAAGAGCTCATCGTGTATCTGCAAGTTGATTGTGTAATCCGGGGCTGAGGCAACCCGGATCATAGCCTCCTTAGTTACATCAGCGCAGGACCCTTGAATTAGATAATTGAGCATCTTGTAACTTTTCCCTTTCTCACAATAATACTTACGGCCGCCCCATGTAATGATGGGGATGTTGAAATGCTCATACTCTCGCATCTTGTCCATCGCCGTTTTGAGCTGAGGCAAAGCGTCGAAGATCGTGTCGCGTATCAGCTTGGCTTTTTCTTTTGTAACACCTAGTTTATTGCTGACACCTGTTACCCCGGACCCATAGATGATCGAAAACACCGTGGTCTTAGTATCATAATAATCTATGTCCACACTGTTCTTCAACAAAAAAGCGTGGGTATCTTTGTGAATACTGAATGTGGGATCAGTAAATCTTTGCTGAAGATGGCCTTCGACAAAGTGACCAAGCATCCTTACTTCTTGCTGGTTGAAGTCGCCTGCGACCCATATACAACCATCCGGGGGAAGAAGATAGTCGCGCATATTGGGCAAACGCTTATCTGTCTGGTTGCGCGGGACATTTTGGAGATTAGGATGAGCCGAGGAAAAACGCCCTGTTCGAGCCCCCGCATCATAATCCTGTTTAGTGGTGTTAAACTTGGGATATATTTTTCCACTATACCTCCCGGCAATGTCGAGCCACTTCTTTGCAAAAGTATTAATAAAAGTTTTAAGTTTTGAGCGCGTAAGAATTAGATCGAGCAGATCGGATTCATCCAGTAAAATTTTTCTTAGTGCGGGCTCCGCAACGGAGCGCTGACCATCCGGGTGAGCGCCGGTGGGATCAGTCATAATCCACTCATGCACAACGCCAGCTTTATCCAGAGCATCCGCTAATTGTGCCGATGAGTCAATGTTAAAAGTAGAACCAAGTATTTTATAAATTTGCTTATCAAATTTTTTGACTTGGCGTTCCCACTTCACCATGTCTTTCTCAAGGCGAGGTACATCCACCCGTACCCCTTGGCGCTCCATGCCGATAACGATGGGAAGAAGATTTAACTCGCGCTTGTATGCAGACCACATCCCCTCCTTCTTGACTTTCGCGGCCATATATTGAAAGAGCTTCGCTGTCATCTTCACATCGGCCATGGCATATTTACCGACGAGATTGGCCGGGGCAGTAGATAGAAAATTCATATAATTCTTTTCAGTAGCACTCAGCTCATTACTGAGAATCCATTCCTTCAATTTATCGCGCTGAGAAGGGAGTATATGAAGATAACGCTCGGCAAGCTGCTTCAGCCCTAATTCATCGGAGTAGGGATCAAGTAGAAAGCCGAGTATCATTGTGTCGTGATATTGATCAGGCAGAGCCCAGCCCTGATTTAAAGCGACGGATAGATCAAACTTGGCATTGTGAAAAATAGGCTCATCTTTTTGATGAAAGGTCCACAATGTTTTAGGCCCCTGATCAGCATAGCTTGACCCGCCCGGACCATGAACGGCAAGACCAAGCGGGTCCGGGGGAGTAGGTCCATCATTGACAATAGGATAGGTTTCAAAATCAAGTGCGATCATCGAACAAATATCCCCAATAACAACGCCAAGATCATACCCGCTAAAATGCCAATTGCCATTTGTTCATCAACATCGAATCGATTCATAAACCTCCAAAAATTGTGGACGGGGCCTAGAGCTTCTTATGGGTGAGCCATGACACTAGGATACCCCGCCCGATTCAGGATGAGAACAGTGTTGGCCGGACATCTTCGCATTAATCGTTCTCACATTACCGCTGGCCACGACCTGAAAGTTTACAGTTTTCCCTGCTTCTTACTCTTTGTGACCGGCTTCTCTTCGGCCTTGGTCTGATAAGGCGCAAGGAGATCAGGCTCCACAGACTTGCGAAGCTTGACAATCGCCGCGCCAAACTTGCTCGGAATGTTTGACACATATTCCGGCAGGACCTTTTCGTAATCCACTGTATCATCGAAGGTCAGCGCCGTTACAACCCCAAAGAACGGCCGGTTGACCATTGCCAGAAGCTTCTTGACGTACCGAGCCCATGGCGCTGTGCTCGTAGGGCCAAGCTTGAGGATGGCCGGTTCAGTGTTGGCCGGGTCAAACTTAGGATCATAAGGCAGAACACTCAGGCGACGATTGTTCTTACATGCCTTGCCTTTACCACTACTTCCCCATTTATTCTGAGGACAGTCAGCACACAGGCCATCGTGCTGTTTCTCCGGGGATGAAGGATGCGGAGCAAGTTTGTCATTGTCCAGACCTACCGCGAAGCACACCGGGGGCTTGGGGTTCTTTGGATCAAACTTCTCCGGGTAATAGGCATTGTCGAAGCTTGTCTGAAGCACCACAACCTGAAGAGGATCAGAAAGCACTTCGTCCATGTATTTAAATTTCCGGTCTTTCAGGGAAATGTAAGAGGCTCCGCCAGTGATCTCTCGGCTGGATTCAACCAGCGCGGCATCGGCAAGCTCCTTCTCCCACACGGCAAGCTCTTGGGTCTGCGGCTCAACGACCGCTATCGCTGTCTCTTCTTTCTTTGCTTTCTTTGCTACTGTCTTCTTTGCCACTTTGTTACCTCCTTATTTGTTTGTAGTGCATGATAGGGTTTCTTTTTCAAAAGCCTCAACGCCGGGGATTACCTCGCCTTCTTCAAGGCGCTCACGATAAGCCTTCAGACCTACCCTCTTCTGAAGTAGTTCAAAAGCCTTGTTCTTGACAATGTATGCATAAAACTTATCCCAATCCTTAACGGCTGGAACGGTGTCTTTCTTCAGAGTCACATTACCATTCTCACCCTTGGCCGACTCAATGCCAGACTCTTTCAAAAGATTCATGATCGTGACTTCCAGAGTCGCCGCATCTTTTCTCAGAGTCTCAAGAGCGGTGGTCAGTTGTTTTTGATCTTGTTCATTCGTCCATAGTTGATCAATGAGTTCACCTAACTTTGGTTTTTTCTTAGCCATAATATCCTCCGAAATTCAGAATATCAGAAGTGACACCCAAGGTCAACAACTATTT